AATAATGAAACTCTATATAAATCAATATTCTATTATGATATAATAACCAAAACAAATTTAATAAGCACCACTATTTTTATTGTCCCCAAAAGGGGGGCATGTGTATCACTTTTTCGTAGCAGTGCATCGAGTCGCTGGGGTACCGTCCGAGGGGCATTTCATTTACACAAGACCAATTTTTTGAAAATCCGAAAATTAGTTCTGAATTTTGATAATTACTTGTAAATAGTAAGAAATAACGAATTCAGTTCAACTAATACCTGCAAATTTCTATTTTCATACAGTTATAAGTATAGGTAGACTTGTATCGATGGTTAATCCAACCGATAAACCCTCAACGATTTGATGTGTGGGTTTTTAAACACTAGATTGAATAGAAACCAACGCTGAATGTTCAAACAAATCGTTGAGCCTAAAACAGCCTTCATAAAAACGATAACAACGGTCACTAGATAACTTACAACTCAATGTAAATCATTTCAATTACACACTCATTCAATTATTTATGTTGATGGGTGTTTTTTCTTTTATAAGGCCTTAACGATTTGATGCGTGGGCTTTTTTTGTATAGGTTGGATAAATACTTGGTCTAACAAAATAAACAAAACGTTGAAGAAAAATCGGCAAATCATATCATATCTCGCCATTTAACTAGTGAAGGAGGTTGATCATATGATTGACGAAATGAAATCAAGAATTTATGAGTTAAGAAAGTCGGGTTATGGATATAAGAAGATTGCGAAAGCATTATCTCTTACACCAAGTGCAGTTAGATATGTCTGCAATAAAATGAGCGATGAAGAATTGCTTAACGGTAGATGTGAAAATTGTGGTGTTAAAATCAGGTCTATAAAAGGGAAGAAAAAGAAAAGGTTTTGCTCAAACCAATGCAGATGGGATTGGTGGAACAATTACAACAAGGAAAAATGATTGTATCAATATGGATTATCTTTACCGCTTATTCACTTGACTAATATCCCGAGATAAGTGATATATGGTAATGATCAAAGGAGGTCTAAATCATGAATAAAAAGATAACTAAGATAGATGCATTACCCAAATTAGCGAGTAAAAAAAGAGTAGCAGCTTATGCCAGAGTATCTAGTGGTAAAGATGCAATGCTTCAATCACTCTCAGCACAAGTCAATCATTATAAGAAACTCATACAAGAGAATCCTGAATGGTTATTTGTAGGCGTTTATGCAGACGAGGCTTTGACTGGTACTAAGGACTCAAGAACAGAGTTTCAACAAATACTAATGGATTGCAGAGCTGGTAAGATTGATATGATCATCACGAAGTCCATATCAAGGTTTGCTAGAAACACAGTTACACTATTAAAAACAGTAAGAGATCTTAACGCGATCAATGTTGATGTATTCTTTGAGGAACAAAACATTCATTCCATTAGCGGTGAAGGTGAAATGATATTGACCTTTTTAGCTACTTTTGCTCAAGAGGAGTCAAGAAGCGTTTCAGAGAATATGAAATGGAGAATTAAGAAAGATTTTGAACAAGGGATCATGTGGGGTGGGAAACCCTGCTTGGGATATGATCTTGAAAACAAGCGTTTGATTCTAGTTCCAGAAGAAGCTAAGATTGTACAATTCATTTATCAACTATATATTGATGGCAATGGTGCAGACACAATAGGGAAATTACTATCTGAGAGAGGAATTAGCCCACAGAAGTCACCAAGATGGAATCGTTCCACCATTATGCAAATACTATCAAATTATAATTACACAGGTGATTTGATGCTTCAAAAGACATTTAGAAAGGATCATTTATCTAAAAGAAAAGTAGTTAATTATGGTGAGGTAGATAAATATATAGTAAAAAACAATCATGAAGCAATTATCAGCAAAGAAATGTTTAATAAGGTTCAAAAAATAAGAAAAAAACAGGCAGAAAAAATACAACCCAATCCAATTAAAAAACACCGAGTATTTCGTGGAATGATTAGATGTGGTGTATGTGGTAGAGCTTATACGTATAAAAACACTCCACATAATGAGGTATGGAGATGTTCTCTTGCTGTTACTAAAGGAAAAACAGCATGTACTGCAAAGCAAGTACCTAATAGCAAAATTATAGAAGCGGCAAATAGTATTCTAAGTAGAAATGAATTCAATGAAACTTACTTTAATTCAAAAGTTAAAATGATATTGGTTATGCCCAACAATAGACTTTCTTTTCAAATGGAAGATGGAACGAGTATAGACTATCACTGGAAAACATCTAGAAGTGATAGTTGGACGTCTGAAATGAAAGAACAAGCAAGACTTAGAGCACTTAAGCAACATAAAGGTGGTGTAAATAATGGCTAAAGTAAGAGTGATTCCATCAACCATTAATCCTTTAACACAAATGCCACATGATCAAATTCATGTAAAGAAAGTCGCGGCCTATGCTAGAGTTTCTACGAATTCAGATGAACAATATACAAGCTATGAAGCTCAAGTGAATTATTATCGTAAGTTTATCCAAGATAGACCTGATTGGGAATATACAAACGTCTATGCTGACGAAGGCATATCTGGAACCGATACGAAAAGACGTGCTGGTTTTAACAAGATGATTGCTGACGCATTGAATGGAAAGATTAATCTTATTATTACCAAGTCGATATCTAGATTTGCTAGAAACACACTAGATACCATTTCTTATGTTAGAAAATTAAAAGATAACGGTATTGAAGTGTTCTTCGAAAAAGAGAATCTCTGGTCACTAGATCCAAAAAGTGAGCTTATCTTAACCATTATGGCATCCATTGCTCAAGAAGAATCACGCTCAATCAGTCAAAACGTGACGTGGGGTAAAAGAGTCGGTTTTCAACAAGGTAAAGTGTCATTTGCTTATAAAGCGTTTCTAGGTTACAAGAAAGAAGATGACAAGATTGTGATAGATGAAGACCAAGCAGTGATTGTTAGAATGATCTACCAGATGTTTTTGGTTGAAGGAAGGACAGCAACAGGCATAGCAAATTACCTAAAGTCAAAACATATCAAAACACCAACAGGAAAAACAGCTAACTGGACAAAGAATACTGTGAATTCAATTCTGACAAATGAAAAATATAAAGGCGATGCATTACTCCAAAAGACATATACTGAAAACTACCTTGATCATAAAATTGTTAAGAATAACGGACAAATACCTCAATATTATGTTGAGAATAATCATCCAGCAATCATTGATAGAGATATGTGGGAACAGGTGCAAATTGAACTTGAAAGAAGAGAACGAATTGGTTCACAGTATTCTTCATCGGATGTATTCGCATCTAAACTGATCTGTGAGGACTGTGGTGGTTTTTATGGCAAGAAGAAATGGCATTCCAACAGTAAGTATTCAAGATTCGTTTATCAATGTAATAACAAGTTCCATAAACACAAGGACAAATGCCTAACACCTAATCTTAAAGAAGAAGATATTAAACTCAAATTTATCAAGGCTTATAATCTCGTTATGGAAGACAAAACTAGAATCATCCAGGATTCAGAAGAAATCATCGAATTACTAACTAGTTCTACAAAGATTGATGATGAAATTAGAGATTTAGATGATGAACTATTCATAACTTCAGAGTTAGTAAGCAAGCTGGTAAATGAAAACTCTAAAACAAGTGATAGCATATATAATTACAACATTAAATATGAAGAGTTATCAAATCGTTACGAAAAATTACAAGACAAGCGAGAAGAACTTCTTAAACTAAGAAATGACAAACAAGGACAAGCACTTAGAATGAAAGCTTTTATTGCAAGCTTATCTGAATCTGAAGATGAACTTGATGATTGGAATGAGCGTATTTGGATGCTCTTAGTAGATGGGGCAACAGTACATAGAGACTCAAGTGTTACATTCAAGTTTCATAATGGGATTAACTTTAATATTGTTTAATTCTAAAAATTTGCACACAATTATAATTAATAACATAAAAAAACATCTAAAAACATCAAATTATAATAAAATTAGTAAATTTACGGAAATTGTATTGTGTCTAAAACAATCTAATAGTATAATGGTTTTATAAGTATGAAAAGGTGGTGTACATTATGATTCAATCCAAATTGTTTGAACGCTTAGTAACAAAGTTTTCAATTAAGGTCAATGACTTGGCGCGATATCTAGAAGTAAGTAAAGCAACAATCTATAATTATCGAAACTTTGATAGTTTCGAACAAATTCCTAACGATAAGCAATACAAGATATTTTATCTATTTGGAAAGGAAACAGTAAATGATTTGTCCCGTCTACTAGATGAAAATGATAAAAACGTGTTGGTGAAATACTCAGAAAGAATAGATAGTATTTTTCAAGATAAGGAAGAGAAAGCATCTCATGATACGATTGCTATCGAAACGCTTCAAAAAAGACTAAATGAAGCCACTGCTCAATTAGAATTAAATCGAAATTACTCAAATATTATGGTGAAACTTGAGCATCTTGATGATATAACCAAAAAAGTCATCATTGATAAGGTATCTGAAATCACTAACGGAATGAACTCGCTAGAGATTAAGAACTTTTTAGATTATTTACATGTTTATGAGGTTTTTTCAAAGAACACGATAAAAAAGTAGGGGGATAGTCATGCCGGTTATATTTTTAGACTTTTATTCAAATTTAGAGGATTCAAATCGATACAAAAATAAGAACATGTATAGTACGCCTTTGATGGAACAATTTGAACTTATCAATAATCGTCTCCCATTAAATATACGTTTTAACGATATGAGATCATTTATTGAAAACGCATTCCCTTCAGGACTAACCAAAAGATACTATATTTCGTGTCCAAACTATAAAAGAGAAATAGAGAAAACTAGCTATGCAAGTTTTTTACGCAATGTAGTTATTAGAGCAGATGGCACAGAATTATCAAAGAGATTACCCAATAACATGAGTGTCATTATTGTTGGAGATATCATTGAAGGTGGAAAGCTAAAAATGCTATCTGTTAAAGGGATTGAACTCGTTGATGAAGGATTCACAAAAAACGGTGAAACATTGGTCATGAATTCTTTTGCTTGTTCAGCATTTCAAAAATTTGATTGGTCAATTCCACATATAGATTATAATGAAACATATTTTACACCGAATGCAATTTTTTCTTTAATTCAAAACAACTATCCGGTTAAGAATTATGAAAGTGTCATTAAATTTTATCATACTTGGGATAAGTATTTATCTTTTAGAGAATACTATCTTTTAACGCAAACAAAAAGATATTTTGTTGTTAAAAATATTGAGTATAAAGAATCATTTTCTATAAATCGAAGAAGATATCAAAAAAACAAAGAACTTTATGATGAAAACTTGCTTGATTCAAGTAGTGAGTTTTCAAAAGGTGAATTCATTGTCCTTGAGCATGAGTTAGATGATACTGAACCTTTTCATCTGATAAGAGTTGATATAGAATTTAACCGACTTAAGTTTTTAGAAGAAACCGTCGAAAAAGGAAATCGAAAAATAAACAAGATCGAATCAAGTATTCGTTCTTTTGCGCGTGACAACTTAGCGCTATCAGAGATTCCTCCAAGAGATGAAAAATACAATGAACAGTTGAAAAATAGCTTTCAATTAGAACAACGATTCAAAATTGTTAAAAAAGAAATTGAGCCTGATTGCACTGATTTAGAACAAAAATACACAAAAATGATTAAGGAACAACTAACTGCAATAGATACAGTTTATGAACATAAAATCGATAAAGAAACTTCTAATGCAGCGAAAATAAAGGAAGAAGAATTATCATTACAAGTTAATCAAAACCTTGATGATTATAGAATCACACTCAATAGTCAACTAGATGATGATATTAAGGATATGTCAGACAATGCTATTAGAACAAAATATGCAATTGCAGTGGATGATATCAAGAAGCGTTTAAATAAAGAACTTAATCAACAAGTGAATACACTCAATCAACGAATCAAAAACGAAAAAAACCAAGAAAAAAAGGATACTCTAAAATCACAAGTCGCAGAATTAAAGAACGTATATAGTAACGAAATAGACAATGCAATTAAGCGCATTGATCTAAAAAAAATGTTTATTGAAAGAAATGAAACTTTAATTAAAAAGAAAAGAAATGAATTAGAAGATCAACTTAAGAGAACTCTGATTGAATATTCCAATGAGTTTAAACTACAATTAAAGTTAAAATATGAAGATGCTATAAAAAAAGAAAAGAATTCAAAAAAACAATCACTTCAAGAAGAACTACAGGCAACGATCAAAAAACGAATTCATCTTGAAACAATTGTTCGTTTTTCACTATATTTTAAAACTGATGCAGAAAATCAATCAGGAGTTGTAAATGCTCTTTATAACAAAAAAATTGGTTATCTCATTTACAACAATCGAGCTGAACAAGCTAAGATAGATCGGCAAAGAAATGCACTTGAATCATTTTTTGAGGGTAATGTTAAAAACCCATATCTTTCTACATTTCTGTTTTCTCCCGAAGAGTTAAATCCTAATATATACCAAAATCGAGAATGGAACTGGTTTTTAGAAAAATTAAATGATAAACAAAAAGAAGCCGTTAAAAGAGCTGTCACAAGTAATGGTGTGTTTTTGCTACAAGGTCCTCCAGGAACAGGTAAAACTCAAGTTATTGCTGAAATAGTAGGTCATCTAGTAAAAGATGGTAAAAAGGTTTTAATTTCTAGTGAAACCCATAAGGCTATTGATAATGTCTTTGAACGCCTGCCAAAAATCGCAGAGATTAGACCCATTCGACTCATGACATCCCAATCAGGTAAAGACAGTGATTTTAGTCCTGAAAATTTAGTAGATAACTTGTATTACAATATTGCTGAACAGATGAAAAAGACAATTAGATCATATGAGAACTTTACTGAATATAAAGAAAAATTTAGTCTTGAGTTTAAAGAACTTAAAGTTTTAAATCAAATATTAACTAAGAACAAGTTGAAAAGCGATGAAATTTCTCAAAAAATCAGTGACTCTGAAAAATCATTTGATGAGTTGAAAGAAGAACGAAGCTCGATTGTCGATAAAAAAGAAGCATATGTTTATGAGAAAGATAAATTTATAAACACGTACAAAAGAATTCAAAATCATCAATTTAGTTTTGATGAGGATCTAGACATGCAAAGTATTGATGAATACAAGAAAGCAATCGAAAAAGCAGTTGATAGTTCTGTTTTCAATATTGCTAATACGGATGATTTCATAAGAACAGTCTTTCATGCTAAACCCCAAGAAATAGTCAGTGAATTAAGCCAAATTCAATCCAATAAAACATCATATGAACTTCAAGAACAAAAGAAAGAGTTGGGGATAAGAATTCTTGAGTTGCTTGATCAAAATGATGAAAAATCAAGTGAAACTCTCAGACAAAAACAAAAAGAGTACCTTGAAATAAACAATAAAATCAAGAGTTTAGATGACAATTTAGTTTTGTCAGAAATGACCATTGGTAAAATATATAATCCAAATTGGCTAAGTACAAATCACAAAGTCGCTGTCGAACATTTAGAAAAAATTCAAACGATAATGTTAAAGATAAAAAATGACGTTACCAGTCAATTAAATGCTCAAATCCAAAAACAAGATGACAAGATTATCAAGATGAATAACAAATTGACTGAGCTTGATTCAAAACTCAAGGATATCTCTAATATCATTTCGGAATTACGTGAAAATCAGTCGTATCATGATTATCAAGACAGTAAAAATAAACTAGAAATTAAAGTTGAAAATTTCTTAAAACAGTTTGATGTTGTTGCAAACTATAGATCCATTGAAGAAGCGCTTCAGCTTATTCAATCCGAGTGGGAAGATCTAGAGTTGAATTTCAAAGAAAAAGAAAAAGAGAATCAAACAAAAATACCTGTATACAAAAAGATTAGCGAGTATATCCAAAAAGAAGAAATCATTCTTGAAGATAGAAAGTATTACACGAAGCCATTATTTGATACTGTCAATCTATTTGGAACAACCACAAGTAGTCGTGACAGGTTTGATGAAAGATCAATGAATGAACTTGAAGCTTATAATCTTGGGGAACTCGATTTAAGAAAACAAGGTATAGATGTTGTGATCATTGATGAAGTGAGTAAATCCAGTTTTATTGAATTACTGATTCCTATCTTGTATGGAAAGACTGTTATCTTAGTTGGTGATCATCGTCAACTACCACCAATGTATGAATACCGTAATTTTAGAGATGAGGATTATCAAGGGCTTGATCCGGATATCATTAATCCATCCATTAATAAACGATACATCTCTATGTATGAGGAAAGCTTCTTTAAAACACTATTCGAAAAAGTACCTAACGATTATAAAATAATGCTCACTAAACAATATAGAAGTCACGAGCATATCATGAATGTATTCAATCATTTCTACAATAAAAATCTAGAACTTGGTGATATTGCTCAAAATAGCAACAAAAAACATTATTTAAACATTGAAGGAAATCAAAGGTTAATTATTGAACAAGACAAGCACATCTACTTTATTGATAGTAAGGATTATGAAAGTCGTTCTGAAGATTCAACATCTATTCAAAACAAAGGTGAAGCTGATATTATTATTGAACTTATGAGAAAGATTGATGAAACCTATAAAAATAGTAAGGATTTCAATCCAAAAGTCAATAAAAATCAACGAATAGACGAACGCATGAGTATAGGTGTTATTTGTACCTATGGAGATCAAGCACGTCTCATCAAACAAAGACAAAAGACAAACAAAGTCACAAGTTTCAAATCATTTAATGAAAAAAGCGATTCTAGATTAATAATTAGTACTGTAGATGATTTCCAAGGGGATGAGAGAGATATTATTATTGTATCCATGGTTAGAAATCCTATAGATCCTAGTAGAAGCAATCCGGATTTTATTAAAGCATATCAAAGAATTAATGTGGCATTTTCAAGAGCCAGAAGGTTACTCATTATCGTTGGAAGTAAAGATTACTTGATTAAAAAAGGTGTCATTGATTTACCTGATGTCATGGGTGATTCTAATAATGACCAGAAAAATTTTAGAGTTTATGAAAAAGTCATTGACACGATTAAAACCTACGGAAAAGTATTAGATGATGTTGATATCATCAAGGAAAGGGGGACTAGCAAATGAGTATCTTTAAATTTGAAACGTCTTTCCCTTTTCCAATCGTTAAAGTAACATCGCTCATACATCACACCGAGGTGTCTAAACCTACAGGTGTAAGCTATATTATATTGGTTTTAATAAATGAATCAGCTAACAAAAAAGAAAAATTAAGTAGTTTGCTTATACAGTTTGGTGTTCCTACGGATTTACATGGAATTTTTGCAGATGAGATTTTCAAGTTAATCAATGAATTAGAAATAATAAACTGTAAACCATATGATTATAATAGAACTCACTTTTCTGAATATTTAGTGGGAAATTTTGTATTTACAGAAAAGGGTAAAAAGGTATTTAGAGAAGAATTAATTCCTGCAGCCAAATCGATCGAATCGAAACAAGAGTTGTTTTACGATCCGGCTCACAACATGTTGATGGATAAAATTCCACCAGATTGGAAAGTTGGCAAAATCGACAGTTCAATTTTGCCAAACAAGCTAGCTGAAAAATTTGCATATGCAGATTTAGTCACTTTAGAAGAATATCTAAACAGCGTTAAAGGAAAAGGCATTGTTGTTAAAAAAGATGAACTTATTACAGATGTATCTATCATCGGGAATGAATACTTATATACAACATTTCCTATCGTTATCTCCGTTGATAATCAAAAGCACACGATTAAGTTTGATTTAGTTGATATTCAAACGCAAGAGTTTTTTGAAATGCATTATGACAACAAACTAATCTCAGAAGGACTTGCAGTAAAAAGGAAGTTCAAATTTAATGGTAATCAACCAAATATGCTTGATGTGAAAGTTATTAATGATGGACAACTATTACTACCTGAGCAGTATGATGAAATACTGTCAAAAAATTCAGCGATAATAATCACAAAATCAAATTATAAGCCAAAACAAACCACACATGTCATCAATAGCAATAATCTCCTTTCAAAGATTAATCCGCATATTGAAACTATTCATATCTATAATCAAGAGAAAATGACATTTTACATCCCTGCTCAAGTTTCTCTAATAAACCAATCAACCAGTGGTACGATTCCTATCAATCTTTTGATCGAAAACTTATTGGATAAAACCAACAAAGAGGTCGTGTCTAATGGCTTAATAGAAGAATTTAAAAGATATTCAATTGATCATGCTAAAGAAAGTCTTGACGCCTTTAAAGTCTTAAATGACAAACAAAGCGCAGAGATAATATTTGATAACTATTTAACAAATGATATGGAAGCAAACATTTCTATACTCAAAGAGATAAAAGATACCATAGATATCTCGTTTATTAAAGATTGGTTTGATCAAACATCTCAAAGAATCTATAATCAATATTTTGATAAGGTACCAATGAAAACGATAGAACATCAATTCGCATTAGCTGGGTGGTTAGTTAAATACTTAAATATTCAAGATATAGAGATTATTCATAAGATTATTGATAGCAATCCCAACGAAACTCATGAAAAGTTATTTATACTCCTTGAGTCACTTAACTATTCAATAAACGATATTTTAGGACAAATTAAAGTTTTAAAAGAGTTCATTCAAAAAATCCTTAATAATGATAAAATAAACACAACAGGAAACTTTTCTAATTTAATCAAAACACTACAGTTTGGTTTAAATCAGCTAAAAGAATTATCGGATATTAAAAATCCACATCAGTTTGTTATTAAGGATGATATTGATCGAACAAAATTTCAAGAAGTATACAATGGCTTCTCAGTTAAACTTACAGAGCTTCTTGAGTTTGAAAGATATGATGCAAGTGCATTTATAGAACTTAAAGAGTATGATAAGCACTTTAAGCACCTAAGTAATCTGTTTGCAGATGAAAAGAATGCAGCATCAAATCCAAAAAACATCGATCAAAAATTCGTTTTATCAAAAATTAATAAAAAAGAGTATTTTACAGCAGTCGTATACTTGTTTACTAAATTGGAATGGATACTCAAGAATCAATATAAATTAAATGGAACAACAGAAACAATGATTAATGAACTACTTGATATTGAAGAATTAAAATCGATTGTTTCTGATTTACATCAGTTTAGGAAAACAAGAAATAGTTTAATCCATCCAACAAATATTGAAGTAAAACTTGATTCCAATGAACTCATCAAATGGACAAATATGGTATTTAAGGAGGTATTGAAAGTATGAGTCATGCAGCAACCATTAATTATGAAGCACTTTCAATTGCAGCAAGAGCAACTTGTGAACAAGCACTTAAACAATTATGTAAAATAGACGAGTTACTAGCAAGAATTAAAGATAAGGCTAGTATGTTAATTACGGATAGAGTTCGTTCTTATGAAGCATTTTTAAAGAAAGAACAAGCAAATATCACTGCTGAACTTAATCAAATCATTTCTAAAGCCAATGCTAAGACAAGAGATGCTAGTATAGTTAACAATGCTAATAATTTATCTAGAATTGTTGACAATTTGACTTCTTATCGATTAAACGCGATGGAAGACCTTATTGATGATGAACTGATTAACGCAACGAATAAAATTCAAGAAAATTTGAAAAATAAAGAACAAGGTATCATCAATATTAGTCAGGATATTATAAAAAAGCTTGATACGATTGAAGATTTTATGCTTAGAGAAAGCATCTATCAAGTTGCCATTCAAAGTGAAAATTCAAACAAGTCATGGATAGAATTAAAAGAATTAGGTAAAAAACATTTGGATGCACAACTTGAATCATCACTACAAAAGCATAAAGGCCAAATCATGAGTGACATCAAGCAAGAGCTTATGGATGCTAAGGTAGACGAACAGTTGATTGAAAGTATCTCATCATCAAAAATTCAAAACATATCTGACGTTGAAACTATTCGTAATAAAGCTACTTCAGAAATCATTGGTGAATCCGTTCGAAAAGAAACACTTAAAGTCATTATGAAGACTGTTGAGACACGTGGCTTCATCGTGGATAAGAAAAACATCAAAATTGATCGTGAGAAAAATGAAGTTAGATTTATTGCACAAAAGTTAAGCGGAGAAAGAGCAGAATTTCGAATTTATCTTGATGGGAAGTTCATCTATAAATTTGATGGATATGAAGGTCAGGCATGTCAAAAAGACATTGAGCCTTTTATGAAAGATTTAGCGGATATTTATGATATAAAAGTCGTCAAACAAGTCGACAATTGGAGTAATCCAGATAAAAATCAATCCATGAAGTATCAAACAGTGAATAAAAATAAAGGAACAAATTAGGAGGGATAAGAATGTCAATACAAACAAGTTTCAATCGTATTAGAAGAGAGACCGGTATAAAGCGAGCTGTTGTTATTGAAGGTAATGTCGGAGATGTGTTTCTAAATGATAAAAAGCGCATTGTTACTCTAAAAGAATATTTAATGGATATGCTTAAAGATATGGCATACGAAGACGTTATCTATTGGGATAGAGTGGATGGTGTTGATGGTGATTTAACAAAACTTGATCTCGTTGATGATGTTGAAGTTAAGGGCGATACATATGATTTTGAAGATGATGATGAAGAAGATAAAAAAACAGGTTCTGGTTTGTTTAAAAAACCTGCTGAAATCTTTAATCTAGTCTTCAAAAATATGATTAATCCAAAGAGAAAAGTAGCCTTTGTACTTAATTGGGCTGATTACTTATTTGGTAACGGTAATCAATTGATGGATGATGAAAGAGAGTATTTAACATTATTAGGCAAAGCAATTAAAGATCGCAAGGTTGATTATCTATCTGAAGATACCAATGGTAGTGTAGTTATATTAATTGCTAACAGACTATCAATGTTTCCAATATCTTTCTATCAATCCAATCCAGAAGTGACAACGATTAACCTACAAAAGCCAGACCGACTAGAGCGAGAAGAAATGCTTGCAAAAATCGAAACAGCTTTTGATGTGAAATTAAAGCCAGGTGAGACACTTCTTAATTGTGAGAAAAAGAGTGAGTATATTGATATGTTAGATGATTTTACAAATCGTGAAATCATTCAATTATCAAAACTTTCGCGAAAAGAAGGAAAGATGACATTCAATAAACTCTTTTACTTGTTCAAGTATGGTGAAAAGGATAATCCTTGGGAAAAACTTGACTATAACGATGTAAAAAATATAAAAAAGAAGTTATCAGAACGAGTTGTAGGCCAAGATGAAGCGATTGATAAGATCGAAAAAATTATCGTCAAAGCATATATGGGATTAACAGGATTACATAAATCATCGAGTCGTTCTATGCCTAAAGGGATATTATTTTTTGTTGGTCCAACAGGCGTTGGTAAAACTGAACTTTCAAAAACATTAGCTCAGTTTCTATTTGGTGATGATCAAGCTTGTATTCGTTTTGACATGAGTGAATATGGAACAGACAACTCTGACCAAAAATTAATAGGTGCACCTCCAGGATATGTAGGTTATGAAGAAGGCGGTAGATTGACTAATGCCATTAAAGAAAAACCATTTAGTGTGATTCTTTTTGATGAAATTGAAAAAGCTGCTAAACCTAATCCTAGAATTCTAGACATATTCTTACAAATCTTAGAAGATGGTCGATTGACTGATAGCAAGGGTGAAACAGTGTACTTTAGCGAAAGCATTATTATATTTACATCAAATCTTGGCGCAAGTGAAGTTAAACCTTCAACAAATCATGAAGAAGTTGCTAAAGAATTCATTACAATCGTTAAAAATTATTTTGACAATGAAATAAAAAGACCAGAATTACTTGGTCGTATTGGATATAACAATATTGTTCCATTCAACTTCATTCAAGATAAAGAATTCATGGTGAAGATTGCACGTTCTAAGCTCAGACCAATCCAAATAGGAATTTTTGAAAAATACCGCATTGATTTAGTATTTGAGGATGAACTTAAGTTTGTGAATTATATTCTAAGTGATGCTGATATTACAAAAGGTGGTCGTGATATTCTTAACGCCATAAACGATAAGTTGTTAGATGAGCTTGCTATGTATCTATTCCAAAACAAGCAAGAGTTGGTTGCACTTAAAGGCCAATCAATCTTAGTCAAGACAAATCACAAAGGATTGGAATTTAGTTTTGAAGTCGATTGATATGAAATTTAATGTAGCAAGGATCAATTTATGTACTGAAGCTGAAGGACCATATAAAAGACTTGCCATATGGTTTCAGGGATGTACGATAGGTTGTCCCGGGTGTTGTAATCCCGAGCTGCAGGAGATGAAAGTTGCACACATTATGTCATTGGAAGAGATTACTGAAATAGTCATAAAATCTAAAAATGAAAATGGTATAGAGGGTGTAACGTATTTAGGTGGAGAACCAACGCTTCAAAAACATTTAACTGAACTATCAAACGAATTCCATAAATTTGATCTTGGAATAATTTTATTCACAGGATATAAGATTAAACAAATGAATGAGTCATTGATTTCATCAGTGGACCTTATTATTGATGGACAATTTATTGAAAGTGAAATCGATAAAGCAAGAAACTTGATTGGTTCAACAAACCAATCTTTTAACCATATCACTAGTAGATATATAAATGATATGGATTGGTTCTTGAACAAAAGAGATTTACAGATTGATGTAAATGTAAGTGGAGAGTTAATGGTTACAGGGGATGTTGTCATGAGTGAAGGTAGCGATAATGAATAATGAATTAATCGATTTTCTAAGTGAAATAGAAACATGGGAGAACGATGAATCATTTCTTCGAGATGCAATTGTTTTGAGTAGTGCGAAGTTACTAGCAAAATGTCATGAAGAAGTAGATCTTAACAACATAGTCATAGTTGCGCCTTTACTACGCCAAGTTCAAGAAAACATAATTGTTATCTCAGGATTAGTAGAAGGAGTTCTAACAATTGAAAAATTCATAAAAGATAAGCATAACCCTGCTGATATTATGATCCGAATCAAAGCAAAAGGATTAGAGATTAAAGAAAGTGAGTTTGATTTTTTCAATGATTATCTTAAAGGAATCAAAAATTTGCTAAATAAATACTCACATACAAACTTTGAAGGTATAATGACACTTTTTACCGAGCGATTTCAAGTACATGAAGCACAACAATTTAACAGAATTATGATGAGATTTGTTATAAGCCTCATAGAAACACCTTTCTTGGTAATGGTTAACTATATCTACAAATTAAACTTGGATTTACCAAAAGCAGAGAGTTTTCAAAAAGAACTTAAAGACTTGGGTACGTTAAAATATATAACTAGATGTTTTCCTGAATCCATAAAAGAGTTTATTAATAAGTCTGAAGTTTTAAGAGGATACTATTTTAATGTTGTAACCAATTTAAAAAAAATTTTGCAAGAATATAAAGAGCTGAAACCTTTATAACATGTATGAAATTTACTAAACCCATTAATATACTCAAGAAATAAGCATATGACTAATAATTATAAGAAATAAAGCAGCATGTTTATGCATATATGAAATAAGGAGAATAATGTTGCTTATGGTTGAACAATAGTAAAATCAATAAAAATAAAGACATATTCAAGAATAATTTATCACAGAATAGATGATCAAAAAGGATAAAAATATGGAAACAAAAACAATATCGGAACAGATTATTTATAAAATCACCAAAAGACATTTCTATGACTTGTATGTTTTTTCAAATCCAAAAATAAAAATTGAATTGGGGGAAGTGGAATTAGCAGATGTTTTAGTGCTAATTGGGAATGTCATTGTATCGATTCAAGTAAAAGAAAAAAATAAAAGCGGTAAAATAGACAATGAATCATGGTTTCAAAAAAAAGTTATTAAAGAAGCTAATAAACAGCATAAAAATACTCTTAAATATCTATTAGCAAATACCATTACATTTAATAATAGCAATGAAGAAAAAATCATTCAATATGAAGAATCTAGATATAAAATAATGTTTATGACTATTTTTAGAAACGAAAAAATGACTGAATATAAAAGATATCACAAGAGCAGCAGTTTGGGAGAGTATCCAATTTTTTCGATTGATGATTTTTCACTAATTTGCAAGGATTTACTTACACCAATGGATATACTAAGTTTCGTCTCCTTCAGAATTAAATTAGTAAAACAGTATGAAAAAATGTCTCCAAGACCTCTTCTAATTGAAGTTAAATTTGATGATATCCATACTGGTATGGTTCATGATTATTCGGATGCCAACTTGATTACAATGTTTATTATAAGATCTGAATTGATTGAAAAAACAGCTAAACTAGAAACGACAAAACGATTTATGAGTTATATGGATGAATTATTGGAAATTAAAACAAAGACAAAAGACAAATTCGAAATGGAATCAATAAATAAAATACTCGAGTTATATTCAAAAATGAATAGCAAAGATGTAAAGGTATTTTATGATTTTGTAGATGGAGTTGTTCAAAACCCTAAGAATTATGGACAAATGCAGTTTGATAAAGAAATCATGATTATTTCTAATATGATTTACTATGAGTACAATAATTTTAATGTGTTAGCATCAGATCTAATAAAAAATAATATTCGAGAGTTTTTTTGGGTTATAGCTGATGAGCATAATATTGGAACAAGTTTGATGAAAATCTAAAAATAAGAAGTCAGTTATATGTAAATTTACTAAATTTAACTATTTAATTTAGCAATAAATATATAAGAAAGGATATAGACATAAATAATTCAAGATTGTATTTATGTGTAGGACAAAATAATGAAAGAATTTATGAAAAGACAAAAAAGAATGTTAATCACAATGGCCATAATCATAGTAATTATTATTGGTTTTGGAATTTGGATATCATTTTTAAACGATTCTTCTCAAAACACTGATGTATTAATGTGGTTTGAAGTAATAATTATTAGCGCGTTGATCAATGTTGTAAGCGCATTGTTTATTATTTCATTTGTAGATGATCATGAAAAAAAGATTAGTTCTCAGAGAAAAAAGTATTTAATTTCAGTAATAGCAATGAAAAATAGAAAGATTAAAGAACTAATATGTAATACATATCAAGATTTTTCTGGAAATACATTTAATACAGGAGAAGAAATGGAGAAGTTTTTAAAAGGTTTGAATGATGTAAACAATCCGTTTCTTAGTTATGATTATTCAACACCTTGTAAATATTATAATCTAGTAGGCTCATCAAATAATCAAATTCAACATGGGGTGTGGATAGAATATTTGTATCTAATGATTAGTAAAAATATTGATACTATTAATGATTATCTACCGGCATACTTCCCCTTTTTGTCATTAAATTTATACAATGAAGTATATGACTATCTTAAGAAGATTAAAGATCATATATTGCTTTGGGAAAGCAATGACAAATCAATTGTGGGAAATTCAAATTATAATCCATCATTTAACAAACAAGTCATACTTATAAACCTAATTCCCAATCTTATAGAAAGAATTTACACCATTGATAATATAATAATAAAAGAATGATTCCCCGTAAAAGGTCTGTATCGGATATTTTGATCAGTTGTTTCCCCAAATAGATTCCATTTGAATAACCTTCATAATTGTTTGATAAACGTTTTTCATTAAATTGAAGATGAGTATAATCAACATAGTTAAATGGAGCTGTAAATTTTCAAGGGTGCGTAAATCCCATAAAGGGTGCGTAATTGTATCAAAATAGGTCATACAACCCATTATAAAAGCATTGGTCTGATACAAATTGTATCGGGCCTTTATTTGCTTTAATAAGGGCTTTTTCTCACTTCACCAAGTAGATTTTGATTTGAAAAGTAGCTAAAAATAAAACTAAAATACAATAACGATTGCCTAACCATTTACACGATTACAGAAAAAAGTAATTAATAACAGAGTACCTGAATTTGTTTCACCTAATTAATTTTCCTGTTAATAGAAAGATATTTAGATATAAAATGGTTATTTC